AAAGCTCTCTCCTCATTTTGACTCATCATATTCAAAAACCGCTGAATCATCTCATTTTCAGCGGTTTTACAGGTATGGAGCTGTGCGCTCAATATCCGAACTCGAGATAGTGAGCGTATTGTTCCCCGAAATGTTGAAAGTCAACACGAGCTTGCGTCCTTTGTCCCCATCATCGTACACATAAACCGAGTTGACAAGCGTGTCGATGATACGCCGCTGATACTCAACATCTTCTATATCACCCCTCTTGAACGATTCGAGCCAATACATGATTCGCTCCTTCGTCAAGAGGGGCTTTTTCATTTCCTCCCGGGCAATCTGCCCTTCGAGGTCTCTGCGTTCTTCTTCCAGCTCCTCAAGACGTTCCTTCGTTGTTGGTGTGATAATGCCTTGCTCTATTGCAGACATGAGGTTCTTGATTCTCTTATTGGTCTCCTTCAATCGTTCCTGTAAACCTATGAGAATGGAGGTGTCTTGAAGCTCCTTCTCAATCAGCTCCATAGCTCGAGTGGATATTTTTTCTATGTTTTCATCGGTGAGTACCTGTTGCACCGTGAACTCAACGACAGTCCGCTCGAGCCATTCTTTTTTCTCGACTTTCTTCTCACAGTTATGCTTCCTCTTACGATTTACGCACTTGTAGTAATGGTGAACCTTCCCGGTCTTTGAAGTGCCACTCTCACCCACCATAGGCTCGCCACAGTGACCGCAGAAGACCTTTGTAGTGAGTAGATAGTCCTCTATGGCTTTGGCTTTTGCCCGGGCTGTGTAGTTGTGCCGGAAGGTTGCTTGCACCTTATCGAACAAGGTCTTGTCGATGATAGGAGGTACTGCGTCCTCCAAGACTACATCATCGTATCGGTACACTCCAATGTATTTATCATTTCGCAGAATCCGGGACAAGCTGTTCTTATTGAAAGCATTTCCTCGGGAGGTCTTGAACCCATGCTCATTCAACCAGTTTACAATCTGCGTTTTGGACTTGCCCTCTGCGTACATCGTGAAGATAGTTCTGACGGCTTTTGCACCTACTGGGTCAATCTCATACTGACGGTCATTTCCTATCTTATAACCAAGCACAGGACTTCCCATAGCGATACCGTGGAGAGCGTTCTCTTTCATACCTCGCTTGATACTCCGGGCAAGGTTCTCGCTGTAATACTCCGCATAGCCCTCGAGGACGGATTCAAGAATGATTCCTTCCGGGGTGTCCGGCATTGGTTGTTTGGCGTAGAAAATCTTCACACCATTACGTTTGAGCTTTGCTTTGTAAATGGCACTGTCGTACCTGTTTCGGGCGAAGCGGTCGAGGGTGTACATAATCACAGCGTCAAAAAGCCCCTTCTCGCTGTCTTTGATAAGCCGCTGGAAGCTCGGTCTGTTGTCTGTCTTGCCGGAGATAGCCCGGTCGATATATTCGTCTACGACAATGAAGTCGTTCTTGAGGGCAAACTCGTGACATTCACGAAGCTGTCCCTCGATTGATTCTTCTCGTTGGTTGTGGCTCGAGTAACGAGCATATATTACCGCTTTGATAGTCTCACCTCCAATATCTTCTTTCTATATATCAAAGCGAAGGGAATGACCTTATCACACCGCCGCAGTTGTTCCCTTATCCCCCTCAAGCTCCTCACGGTTCTCAAATTCATAAGCCATAGACATGAACTCATGCTTCGCTCGCCGGGACAGTCCCCGGTAGATACGAAGAATGTCCTCCTCGTCTTCGTTGGCTGGTTTTGTCTCGGGTAAGTCTTCCTCGTCTGCGAAGAAGTCCATGACGGAACACTCAAGCAATTTTGCCATTTCCAGCATTTCGGATTCCTTCGGTAATGACCCTTTGGTGTTGATGGCTGTTGCGAAAGAACTTGAACCCTTAACAGCTTTGACAATGGCGGTCAGATTCGTGCCTTTTTCAGCACAGATACGATTGATATTCTCTGCGAATGTCATAGTGATTCCTCCTCTGCAAAAAATAAATTCGTAAAAACCGAATTTTCCTATTGACAATTCGTATAATAAGAATTAGAATAAGAACATGAAGTTCGGAAAATGCGAATTGACAATAAGAAAGCGACCTCTCGAAAATGGCAGTTTTCGGGAAGTTATAGTTATTGATGGTCTTATAAGAATAATAACAATAATTCGCCTATTTGTCAATGCCAATTCTGATTTCAAGAATTTATATCGTGAAGGAGGTAAGAGATTCGTGGACATTAAAGAGAGAATGGCAAATGTGGGAATGACACAGGTAGACATGATACTGGAATTGCAGAAGCGAGGTTATGCAGTTCAGCCGCCTATGATGTCAAGTATTCTCCGAGGGGTTTATACCTATCCCAAGGCAAAGCAGATTCTCGCTGTTTGCAAGGAAATTCTCAAGGAACGTGAGAATGAATGAGCCTGTCAGAAGTACAGGTAAATGACCTCGCAAGACCCTTAGTGGGTATCATCACAAAGTTTTACGCAGACCCTAAGAATGAGGAGGATTTTCAGAAATGGCTACGCAATGTAGAGGAACAAAAACAAAAAGAATCAACAGACATAAGCTCGCTGTGATTCAAGCATATATCATCATCGGTACGCTGGTACTGATTGGCTTTATCGGTGGTCTTGTCGTAGGACGAGCTACCGCTCCGAAGAAACAAGTTACCGTAACGGAGACGGTTGAAGTTCCTTCCTACGAAGCCGATTCCCTCCCGGTTGCCGAAGAAGTTACATATTTCGATGTACCACTTTCACACAGCTTGCAGAGATACATCTACGAGGTGTGTGCGGACGAAAATGTTCCAGTGTCACTCGTTATCGCAATGATAGACCAAGAGAGCAAGTTCAACCCGGAAGTGGTTAGTAAGACCGGGGATTACGGTCTCATGCAGATTAACACCATCAATCACGAATGGCTGGCAGAGGAATACAGAACAGCAGATATGCTTGACCCGTATCAGAATGTCTTCTGCGGAATCAAGGTCATTGGTTCGTACATTCAGAACTACAATGACTACGGTTTAGCTTTGATGGCATACAACATGGGTGACTACGGTGCTAAGAAAGCATGGGAAAACGGTATCAAATCCACCTCATACAGTGAGAGCGTTCTTGCTCTCATGCAAAAGTATGAACAGGAGGTGAATGTAAATGCCACAAATGCTGACGCTAAGTAACGGCAGACCCGAAACAATCCTATCCCCGAAGGATTTTGAGGATTTGATTGATAAGCATATGGGTATGGACTGTGCGAATTACTATCAGAATCAGATAGAACAGCTTTCAGAACTGATTCGAGACCTTGACAGTTATGTGGACGATAAAGACGTTCACTCGACCGTCAAGGAGGTGCTGAAAGAACATGGCTACTAACCGAAAAATCGGTAATAGTTTTGAGACCGAGTTCTGTGAGCTACTGTTCCAGCACGGATTTTGGTGTCACAACATGGCTCAAAACGCCGCCGGACAACCAGCAGACGTTATCGCTGTTAAAGGTAAAACGGCGTACCTCATTGACTGTAAGGTGTGTTCAAACAACCGATTCCCTCTCTCGAGAGTGGAAGAAAATCAGCATTTTGCTATGGAAACATGGAAAGCCTGTGGAAATGGCGAGGGCTGGTTCGCACTCAAGGTTGAGGACGAAATCATTATGATTCCTCACTTTTCAATGGTGGCTCTCTCCTATGAGAAGTCAGCTCTGAATCTGACAGACATTCGAGAGTATGGAACGCCACTGGAAAGGTGGTTGAAGAAATGCTGATTGAAGTCTCAAACACACTGACTGTCGAGAACCCTACCCCGGAAATGGTGCTGTGGTGTAAGAGAACTCTCACCATACCAAACCCGGAATATGCGAAAAAATCTCGCATGAACCTGTGGCTCGGAAACACGCCGAAAGTCCTGTCACTCTATGAGACCCGAGGAACAACGCTGGTGCTTCCGTTTGGAACACTCCGACTACTACCGAAGGACATATCCGATAAGGCACTGTTCTTGAGCGAATTTGCCGCCCCTGTGGAGGTAAATTATAACGCCGATGTTCCACTTTATGACTACCAAGAAATCGCCGTACAAGCGATGGTAGCCGCCAAGTATGGGATATTACAGAGTGCCGCCGGAAGCGGTAAAACGCAGATGGGTATTGCCCTCGCCGCAAGGCTGGGACGGCGTACATTATGGCTCTGCCACACACTCGACCTTATTAAACAGAGTAAGGAACGAGCCAAGCTCTATATGAGCGAAGACCTCATGGGTACTATCACGGAAGGAAAAGTCAATCTCGGTGAGGGAATCACCTTCGCCACGATTCAGACCATGTGCAAGCTCGACCTCGCACAGTACCGGGACTACTGGGATTGCATAATCACAGACGAGGTACACAGGGTCAGCGGCAGTCCTACCGCCGTGACACAGTATCAAAAAGTGCTGAACAGTTTATCGGCACGACACAAATACGGTCTGTCAGCAACGGTACACAGGTCAGATGGAATGATTAAAGCTACCTACGCCCTCGTTGGTGAGGTTGCCTACAAAGTCCCGGACGAAGCTGTGGCTGACAAGATTATGAAGGTAGGTATCTACCCTGTGGGTACAGGGGTGCAGATAAGCCGGGAAGCCCTTAACACGGACGGAACGCTGAACTACACAAAGCTCATTACCTATCTTACCGAAAACGCCGCCCGAAATCAGCTTATTGCAGATTCCATTGAGAAGAGACCTTCTCTGATTCTGTCGGACAGGCTGAATCACCTTGAAACATTGATAAGTCTTCTCTCGGTTGATATGCAGAAGGACGCTGTGATGATAAGCGGCAAAATGACAACTAAAAAGGGCAAGGCTGAACGAGAACAGGCTCTTGAAGATATGAGGAGCGGCAAGAAGAAATACCTTTTTGCTACCTACTCACTGGCGAAGGAAGGATTGGACGTACCACGGTTGGAGCGTCTATACCTTACCACCCCACAGAAGGACTACGCCGTGGTGACACAGAGTATCGGGCGTATCGCTCGTACCTTCGATGGAAAATCAGACCCTATCGCCTACGATTTCGTGGACGATATAGCTTACCTCGTGAAGTCCTATAAGAAGCGATGTACGACCTATCGAAAGAACGGTTGTTACTTCGTAAAGGAAGGAGGGACAAGCCCATGCGATTGATTTCTTATGACTGTGAGGTCTTCGCCTATGACTGGCTCGTAACCCTCAAGGATAAGGAAACAGGCGTTTACACCTGTATTTGGAACGACAACGAAGCTCTGAAAATGGCATTGTCCGATGATTGTATCTATGTCGGTTTCAACTCGAAACACTACGACCAGTACATCATCAAAGCGATTGCCGCCGGGTTTGCACCGGAGGAAATTAAAAAGGTCAATGATTTCATTATTGCCGGAGGGCAAGGCTGGCAGTGTCCGCTACTTGATGGTATCTACTTCCGTTTCAGCAACGTGGATATTCGAGACGATACGCAACAGGGTCTATCCCTTAAAGCTATCGAAGGACACCTCGGTATGTCGGTTAAAGAATCCAGCGTACCGTTTGACATTGACCGTCCTCTAACCCCGGAGGAAAAAGCCGAGACGGAGTTCTACTGTAAACATGACGTTGATACCGCCGAGAGATTGATTGACATTCGTAAAGACTACTTGAAGAACAAAATCAACCTCGGTCGGCTGGCTGGTCTTGATGAAGTCAAGGCAATGGGTATGACGAACGCCAAACTGACTGCGGCAATGCTGAAAGCAACCAAGAAGCCACACGATGATGAACGCAAGTATGTCTACCCGGACAATCTGCGAAAAGAGTACATACCACCCGAGGTTTTCGCTTTCTTCGATAGAATGTATGACCTCTCCATTTCGGACAGTGAGCTTTTCAAAGGCAAGTTCAATCTGAACATCGGTGAGTGTCCTGTGACACTCGGGTATGGCGGTATTCATGGTGCAATCCCAAACTTCTTTTGGGAGGAAACCGAGGATAGAGGAATTTGGAATGAGGACGTAGGAAGCTACTACCCACACCTCTGTACCATCAATGGGTACACAAGCAGAAACATTCCGTCTCCGCAGATTTACGAGGACATTCTTGACCGCCGTATGAAAGCGAAAGCCGCTGGCGATAAGCACACGGCGAACGCTCTGAAACTGGTTTGCAACACCACCTACGGTTGCTTGCTGAATCAGTACAACGACCTCTACGACCCTCTCATGGGTAGGTCGGTCTGCATTTCCGGGCAGTTATATCTACTGGAACTTGCAGAGCATTGTTACCAAGAGATTGAAGGACTGCGAATTGTCCAGCTCAACACGGACGGTATCATGGTCGAGTGCGATAAGAAGGACTACGACACACTGACCGCTATCTGTGCTGAATGGCAGTCTCGTACAGGCTTTGACCTCGAGGAAGATACCGTTGTCAAGATAGCGCAGAAAGACGTAAACAACTACGTTGAGGTTCAGCCGGGCGGCAAAGCAAAAGCCAAAGGCGGCTATCTCGTGAAGGGTATCGCTCCGGCTGGTGCTTTCAATATCAATAACTCCTGTGTGATTGTGGCTACCGCCCTCAAGGAGTTCTTTGTAAACGGAACGCCTGTCGAAGACACCATCAATAGTTGCGATGATATTTTCCAGTTTCAGATTATCGCCAAAGCCGGGGCGAAGTACCGGGAAGCCTATCATGTGGTGGACGGTGAAAAGCAGTCCGTTCAGAAGGTGAACCGAGTGTACGCCACAGCGGACGAGAGATACGGAAAAATCTTCAAGGTGAAAGCAGAGGACGATTCCGAAGCGAAAATAGATTCTCTCCCGGAACACTGTATCATCGACAACGATAACGAGCTGTCCATTGACGAGGTAGACAGAAGTTTCTATATCGCAATGGCGAAAAAGCGAGTTGACGATTTCAAGGGTATCAAACCCGAAAAAACTAAAAAGCCAAGGAGGACAAAGAAAATGGCAACTACTACCAAGACCGCAAATGTATATCAGAAGCTCCTTACTGCAAGGGCAAAGTTCCTTGAAGCGAACGTGGAGAAGACAGGAAAGAATATGCACCTGTCCTTCAAATACTTCGAGCTTGAGGACATTGTACCGACTGCTATCCGCATTTTCAATGAGGTTGGTCTTATCCCTGTGGTGAACTTCACCGCTGATGTTGCAACCATGAACATCATCAACACCGACAACCCGGAGGAATCCGTACCGTTCCTTGCTCCGTTCAATCAGATTGCTCCTATCGTGAGCAACGCTGGCAAACAGGCTACAAACGAAATGCAAGCTCTCGGTTCTTCCATCACCTATATGCGCCGCTACCTGTATATGATTGCGTTGGACATTTGCGAGAGCGATTCCATTGACGCAAATCTCGGCAAGGGCGAGAGCGATTCCGCTCCGGCGGCAGAGAAGAAAGCTCCGGCTACTCCCGAGCAGAGACAGGAAGTGAAGGAGAATCTGACTGCCCCGGCTGACAATGCTTCTGCTTTACAGATTAAAGGTCTGAAAGCAGTTCTCAAGAAGCTCAAGGACGCTGACCCGAGCAAGGAGGAACTGATTGCGAACATCGCAGTACAGACCAAGGGATTCACGGAGATTTCCAAGTCCGATTGCGAGACGCTGATTCAGAAGATTACCGCAATGCTGGAAGGAGGGGCTAAGTAATGGCAGACATTAAGTGGCTCGAGGGCAATCGTATTCAGATTGCGCCTCCCAAGAGAACCAAGAAAATCACAGGTACTCGCTTCGCTACTATCCTCGGTCTGAATCCGTGGAGTACCGCATTTGAAATGTGGTGTGCGATTACCAAGACCTATGAGAAGCCCTTCGAGGACACTATCTACACGGTTGCTGGTAAGACCATCGAGCCGAAACAGGCTCGCTACATGGAGCAGTCCTACGGTATGGACATTGTTCGCCCTTCCGATGTGTGGGGTGAGGACTACTTCAATAAAACATGGGGAGATTTCTTCCCGGAGAGCAAACACCTCGGCGGTATGTGGGACTATCTGATGAAGGGTGAAGACGGCAAGACCATCGAAGCTGTTCTCGAAATGAAGACCACCAAACGTGCGGAGGACTGGCAGAACGATGTTCCCGAGTATTATGCATTACAGGCGGCATTATACGCTTACCTGTACGGTGTGGACGATGTGATTATGGTCGCTTCCTTCCTTGACGAGAAGGACTACAAAGACCCGGCGGCGTATCAGCCGACCGCAAGCAACACCATCACTGTTGAGTTCAAGGTCTCCGAGCGTTACCCGGACTTCGCAGACAAGGTAGCCGCTGTTGAGCAGTGGTGGGCTGATTATGTCGATACTGGTATCTCCCCGGAGTATGACGAGAAGAAGGACGCTGAAATCCTTGCGGCACTCCGCACCAACACTCTGTCTCCCGAGACTGACATTGAAGCTCTGATTGCAGAAGCCGAAGGTCTCAAGAAGGAGCTGGACGAGATTTCCGCTTCTACCGCAGACAAGGAGAAGCGTCTCAAGACCATCAATGACATTATCAAGGAACACGCTATGGGGCAGTTCCGTGATGGCGATAAGAAGGTCGAGGTCAAGGGTTCTACCTATGTGTGGACTGTCTCTCGTTCCGAGACTACCAGCGTTGATAAGGACGCTCTGAAAGCTGACGGATTGCTGGATAAGTACAGCAAGAAATCTGAAACCTACCGCATGACGGTTAAATAAGGAGGACAAATTCATGGCAAACAGTAAGGAACTGACCGAACAGGTCATGGAACTGCATAAGAAGCAGACCGAGGAAATGAAAGCTCTCGAGGAACAGCGTGAGGAATCTCTCAAGGTTGAGAAGTACGATGAAGCCGCTGTTGAGCTTCACAATATGTACAACAGCCATATCAAGGCTGGTTTCACCGAGGAACAGGCATGGAAGTTGACGGAAATCGTCTTCGCCAACAGTACGAAAAAAGGAATTTTTTAAGGAGGACACTACAATGGCAAGAATCCCTATGACGAGCGGTTTTGTAATTATCCCGGAGGGAGAATACGTTTTCCGCATTTATGACGCAACCTATGACGAGGATTTCGGTCGTATCGAAATCAAGCTGGTAAACGCACAGGGCGCAACCCACACCGAGCGTTTTTCTATCAAGGATAAGAATGACGAGTACAACGAAAAGGCTCTGAACGCTTTCTCCTACTTCGCTAAGACGGCTATGAATGACTACACGATGGAGGACATTGACCCGGAACAGCTTATCAATCACTACATTCGTGCAGAGGTTGTTCACACCAAAGTTCCGAGCAACAAAGACCCGAACAAGGAAGTCACTTTCGCAAACCTCGGGGACAAGTCTCCGGCAGATGGTTTCGATACCGAGCCTGTCGCTCGTGCGCTCACTCTCGGTAATGGTAATAACGCCGCTCCGAAAGCCGCACCTAAGACACAGACCACTTCCGCTCCGGCTAAGACTGGACTGGATATTGACGCACTGTTGGGTTAAGCAATCAGCCGGGAGGGGCAAGCTCCTCTCCCGGATTTTTAATAGGAGGTGTCGCATGACAGATAATGTCAATCACCCGGCACATTATGAGACCGGGAAATTCGAGTGCATTGAGGTAATGCTCGAGACACAGGGCGTGGAAGCTGTTCTGAATTTTTGTCAGTGCAATGCTTTCAAGTACCTGTATCGTGCCAAGCGGAAGAATGGTCTTGAGGACATGAAGAAAGCCGTTTGGTATCTGAACAAATATATCGAATTGAAGGAGGGTCATAACTATGACGAAACGACAGTTGGTGAAATGGCTGGAAGCCAAACGGAGTGACGCAAAGGCAGAGGTCGAAATCCAATACGCAACGGCTGAAAAAGCCTATTTTGCACAGAGAGACGAAGCTCTGAAAATCAATGAAACTGTGGACGAGGTGTTCCGTCTGATTTCGGAAGCTGATACGGTGGCGAACCGCTGGAAAGAAGCTCTCGAGAAGGTTGAAGGGATTGATACTACCCGTGGTTGGTACACCTCTTTGACAACGAAGCTCTCTGATTTGTCTGATAAAGAGAACATTCGTATGTACATTATGAAGGATTTCACGGACGCTACTGACGCTCTCCGTCAGTTGAAAGCAAAGCGTTCCGAAACCCTTCGTGAAATTGAGAAGAACTATACCAATGTGATTGCGAATGTGGAATCCATGAAGAACGCAAAGACGGCGGTTGAGTATCTTGAGAAGCTGGGGTTCGACCTGTCCGCTCTGATTGAAGCTGACAATCACCCTGTTACTACCGCACTCACTGTGGAGGTAGATACCAAGTTTCTGTTTATCGGAGGTGAAAAGAAATGACAATCAATGAGTATCAGACCGAAGCTCTCCGCACTGCGGCTGGCATGAACCACCCGAACAATGACGAGATTCTTCTCAATGGCGTTATGGGTCTCTGTGGTGAATCCGGCGAATGTGTGGACATGGTTAAGAAGTACCGCTTCCAAGGTCACGAGCTGGATAAAGCTCACCTCGCAAAAGAGCTGGGCGATGTGGCGTGGTATCTCGCAGTTGCCGCCCACGCTATCGGCTACGACCTCGAGACGGTGTTACAGATGAACGTAGACAAGCTCCGCAACCGTTACCCGAATGGGTTCGAGAAAGAGCGCAGTCTTCACAGACAGGAGGGTGACGTATGACACTGGCAGAACGTATTGAGAAGTTCAATAACCTCATGGGTGACATTGTTCCCCCGGAGGTCAAGAAAGACCTGTTAGATAAGGGGTTCTTCACCGCTCCGGCAAGCACCAAGTATCACGGCAATTACGAGGGTGGTTTGTTCGACCACAGCTATATGGTGGCTCGCTACCTCAAGAAGCTCACCGAGGATTGCCGCCTTGACTGGCAGAACCATCGCTCACCTCTGCTGGTTGGTATGTTCCACGACCTCTGTAAGATGGACAACTACCAGCACCCGGTCATTGCTGAAACTCTCGGCGGTGAGGAAATCAGAGACGATTCCAAGTGGGAATATGCTACGGACACTCTGCTCAAGGGTCACGGCGATAAGTCGGTTATGGTGCTGGCACAGTATTTCAAGCTCACCGAGGAGGAAATCATGTGTATTCGCTATCACATGGGAGCTTTCTGCGATAAGTCCGAGTGGAACGATTATACACGAGCAGTGCATAAATATACAAATGTTCTGTGGACACATCAAGCCGATATGCTCGCTTCTCATGTAGAGGGGGTGTGAGGTATGGTGGCAAGAATTCCGAATTTGGAGCTTCTGCTCTATAAGGCACAACAGGCTCTCGCCCATGACCCGGACTTCGTTCAGAAGATTGCCGAGATTAAGGAGAATGATAGCCGCAAGAAAGTCTACCTCGATTTCAGTGTTGAGTGCTTCTCACAGATTTGGGGTAGCACCTGTACCGGGTTCGATGTGACCGAAGCTGGTGAGCCTGTTATGGCTGGTTCGGCTATGACCGAGGAATACACCACCATCGTACATGAGAAGACCACAGATACCTACTGTGTGTTCTTCGGAGACCGACCTTGCTACAAGGTGGATAACCCGAGCAACGAGTTTTACGAGGACATGATGAAGCGTCAGATGGCAAGCCTGTCTCGAGCCAAGAACCGCTATTAAGGAGGAATGAGCGATGATTAAATTTGAGAAACCCGAGGTATGGGGCTGGGAACACGCTATCCGAGGAATGAGAAATCCCCTCAATAGCTGGGAACGCTCCGACAGCTACCCGGCGGTTGACTGTGGCAAGTGTGGAATCATCGACCGAGAAGGTATCTGTCACCCGAAGGAGCATGACTGTACTCCGTATGAGTGCTATGCAATCGGTGACAATGATAAAGACCTTATGACCCGGCTCATTCGTGGCGGCGCACCTCACCGTAAGTTCCTCCGTCAGATTTTCGTATCGGTGGATATTACCGCTCCTCTCTATTGGTGGAAGGAGTTTGATACATACAAGGTCGGCACGACAGCTAATAGCTGTTCCACCATGCACAAGATACAGGCAAAGGAATTCACCTTCGAGGACTTCTCCTGTGAGCATTTGGACGAGCCGAGCAAGGCGATTCTCGGTGTTGTGATTAACGAGCTTAACAACAATCGTGGCTGGTACAACGATTACAACAGGCTCGTAAGCGAGGGTGATTTCACCGATGTAGAGCGCAAGCAGTTTTGGTGGAATATGATTCAGCTTTTGCCCTCCTCTTTCAATCAGAAGCGAACGGTCACTATGACCTACGAAAACCTTCTGAATATGCTGGAATATCGCAGAGGTCACAAGCTGGACGAGTGGCGTATGTTCTGCGATTGGATTCTCACCCTCCCTTATGGTTCGCTCTTGAAGGAAGGTGTGGGTAATGAACAGAGCTGAACGGCGTAGGCAGAAGAAAGCCGGAATTAAGGTACAGAAAGAACCCACTCTGAATCTGAAAGTCAGTGATTTCGACCACATGGTCTCTCATGCGGAGAAGTCAGCCAAGGAAAGAGCGACAGCGGCGGCAATCCACGAAATCGACCGACAGATTCTTGAGCATGACGAAGCCTATTCTCTCGACATTGACGCAATGGTGCTGTGGACGCTTCATGTTTACCTCGGGTTCGGTAAGAAGCGTCTCGAGAGATTCTACCGGGATATGTTGAAGGAACACATTCACATGAGGGAGGTCTACGAAATGGACGATACCTACCCGGAACGCTACAAACTCAAGGAGCTTTGCAATGTCGATGTGGAAGCTCTGAATAATGAATTTAAGGAGGTTATACACAATGTATAAGTTGAAGAACGTCAACGGCAGAGTGAACGCTCTGCTCCGCACCGGGAAGGACTTCGTAAAGAACAACCTCTCCGTGTCTGCGGCACAGCATATCATTGATACTGGTAAGCTGGTGGAATCTGACAACCCGGACTACCCTATCTGTATTGATAACCAGTGGTATTTCGAGGGTGTCGAGGTCAAAAAGACAGCGAAGAAAGCCCAGTTGAGTTCCATGTATGGGGAAATGAAGGAGGGCAAGTAAATGAGCCGAACTTTCTACTCCGAGTATGTGAATCATTGTCTGCGATTCTATGCTCGACATGACAGACCGAAGTTCCACTCGGAAGCAGACAAGCATAACTGGGCGGCGTGTGACAGCGCACTCAAGTCGTTCTCCGATAATGACCGAGCAATGCTTCTGTATATCTATCGTGAGGGCGATACCGTCCCGGACAATATCTATCAGTTGGCGAAGTCCAAAGGTATCTCACAGGACAGCATTTGGAAGCTCGTAAATGAGCTGGAAAGAAAGGTGGCAAAGCGGCGTGGTTTACTATGACAATATTCCCGAGGAATTAAAGAAACTCGACCAGTGGGTGTGTGCGAATGATGGAAGCAAAGTCCCCATGAAAGCATGGGAGAACGAAGCCGCTTCCTCCACCAACCCGGAAACATGGTCTGATTTCGAGACTGCTCTTGAATCGTACAACCAGCACTATTACGACTACTGTGGTTTCGTGTTTGCGGACAATGGGTATGTCGGGATTGATATTGACGAGGGGTACGATGAAGACGGTCTTATGAGCGTCCTCGGGGCTGATATTGTCGGTAAGTGCCACAGCTATACGGAGAAATCCCGGAGTGGGCGTGGATTCCATATCCTACTCCGTGGAACTCTCCCCTTCAAGGGAAAGAACAATCTTGCTGGCGTGGAGATTTACAAGGCGGCTCGCTACTTCATTATGACCGGGAACACCCTTCTCTACCGAGAAATCATCGAGAACCAAGAAGCGATTGATTATGTTGTGGAGAAATACTTCCCGGAAGCTCGAGAGACCTCCGATAAGGTGGTTGTTGGGCGAGACAAGATATACGCCCCGGTATGGGAAGAACCTGTCGTGAATGGGCGTGTAAAGCTCCGTCCAGTATATCCAAGAATCCCGGACGGAAGCCGCAATATCTGTCTCACCTCCCTCGCTGGTATGCTCCACAATCAAGGCTACTCCAAGTCACAGATTTACGAGGAGCTGTTGTACGCCAATACGGTTGCCTGTGACCCACCTCTCGACCGAAACGAGTTGCGAACTATCTGCAACAGCGTCACGAGGTACAAGCGATGAAGATTAAGTGCTGTAAGGACTGCGTTGCTCCGAAGCGACACCCCGGCTGTCACGGTGTATGTCCCGAGTACCTATACGAAAAGGCACTGTGGGAGGAAGAAAAGAAAGTCATTCGTGAGGAACATAGGCGATTCAGTGAACTATATGAGCAACGCTCCGAGGGTGTGCGAAAAGCATTAAAACACAGAAGACGATAACTTGCACAGAAAAGATAAAAATTTATCTTTTAGGTATTGACATTCAATCTTGTATGTGTTATCTTATAATCACAGCAAGACAAAAACTTATCCAATAAAGATTAAGGAGGATTTTATCATGGAAGTTATGAGAAACATGACTATTGACACTGAACTGTTTGAACTGGGAGACATTATCTCCTTCACACTCACCACAGGGGAAAAGGTTAAGGCGAAAGCCATTCGTGAGACCCCGAACGGTATGCTTTTCATCACCGTTGACTGTCTCAAGGACGAGCAGAAAATGTTCGAGAATCCCGGCAGAGCCGAAAAGGTTGACTACGAACATTCCGACCTTCGCAAGAAGTTGAACGGAGAAATCTTCGAGAGCTTCCCGGAGGAAATCAAGGGTTGCATGGTTGGTATGCGAGTAGGTCAGACGAACTGCTTTGATATGCTCCGTATTCCTACTGAGCGTGAAATCTTCGGAGAGAACCCTTACGGCAAGGACGAGCCTGTATCTGTGAGACGCTTCTACGGCATGGAGAACCGCCGTGAGCGTATCGCTTTCCAAGGCTCGGAGACAGGTACATGGGAATGGTACTGGTTGCAGAATAAGGTTGAAGATTCCGCTTCCCATTTCGCCAATGTCAACAGCGACGGTCTTGCGGACTGCTACTACGCTTCCTATTCTCTTGGCGTTCGCCCGGTCTTTCTCTTATCCTAAAATCTCGCCCCCTTGTGGGGCGAGTTCAATAAAGAACGGAGGTGAATGTCGTGCAGACAAGATGTGAAGACTGTAAGAAAAGATGTGTCTGCCACGCTTGCCCTCTACATAATCAATGCCGCTACACTTTGAGGTGCAAATCCTCAAAGTGTTACTGCGGAAAATATAGGAGGTTATCAGAAAATGGAACAGAACAAAATCTGTCCTCTCCTCACGACTAACACTGTCGTAGACGAGAATAACACCGTGAAAATTGGCACACAGCCTGTTTTCTGCGTAACCGAGCAGTGTTCGTGGTGGTTGGAGGACAAACAGAAATGTGCAATCGCAGTTATGGGAGGTAAGAAATAATGGCATATTACATGAATAAGAGCGTCCCGGCGAAGCGAGGAGATATTTTCTACATTTCCAACTCCAAGTGCTACGCCACAGACCCGAGTAATGCAGAGGGAAGACCAGCAATCGTTGTCTCCTCTGATAAATTGAATGAACACGCAGATGTTGTCGAGGTGGTCTATCTCACCACCAAGGAAAAGCGTCTCATGCCTACTCATGCAGAGGTGCTGTGCAAGATTCCTTCAACCGCTCTGTGTGAGACCATCTACACGGTCAATAAGGACAGGCTGGGCGATTTCGTCCGTACCTGTACCGATAAGGAAATGGAGGGTGTTAATGCTGGAATCCTCTGCTCACTCGGTATCGCCGCTCCTATGGTCGATGGCGAGCCTGTTGACAACTCTGTAACGGTCGAGAGGAATCTTTACAAGCACCTCTACGAAGACCTTCTCAATAAGGTAATGGCGAGGTGATGGATATGGGTAAAGGAGCTGATATGAGCTGGGAAGACATTCAGAATGAGTTCGACATTATGAACCGAATGTCGTGCCGCCCGGTTGGGTTGCAAAAAGTCCCCGGCAATCATATTTTCGATGAAGACCAGTCTGTGAAATGGAACAGAGAACAGGTCGAATTGAATAACAAGAAGTATCAGAGTGAAGTCGCTCGGCTCAACACCGAGAAGAACAAGGCTCGAGATTCCGTCTACAATCTGATTATCGAAAAGATTCAGTATGAGGTGGGGCACAGGCTCTCTCGCAAGAAAGCGGAAGCCATTTGGAATCGTGCCTATGAGGACGGACACTCTTTCGGATTCTATGAAATCCGTTGCCGCCTGTCAGACCTTATTGATTTGGCGATTACTCTGCTGGGAGGTGATAAGTAATGCAAGAGCTTTTCGAGACACGCAACGGTCGTGTCATTATGGACGAGGACTTATCCTCAAAGATGTATCTGATTAAGCAGTATCACCCCGAGAAAGCAGACGAGACCAGCTCCGGGTTTGAGTGGTCTGAAATGGGTATGGCAAACCTGTTTGGCTTGCTCTATTCTCACGAAGCTCGCTACTGCCCGGAACACAAAAGCTGGTACACCTATCACGAGGGAGCATGGCGTAAGGACGAGGGAGCAATTCTTGTGTCCGAGAAGATTAAAGATTTCGTTCGTCTGATGATTCTCTACTGCGGAGAAATCGAGGACGATGATACCCGAAAGTCCTACACCGGGTTCGTCAATAAGATGGGTGACAGGCGTATGCGAGATAGAATCCTCAAGGACGCAACAGGTGAGCTTCGTATCTCTGCTGTGCAGTTTGACGCAGACCCCTATCTGATTAACTGCTTGAACGGTACATACGACCTTCGAGACTTCTCCTTCCGGGAACATAGCTGGAACGATTTTCTCACCATGCAGACAGCATTTAGCCACACTATCTCCAAGACGGTTAAGTGTAAACGCTGGGAGAAGTTCATTAAAGAGGTCACACAGAATGACGAAGACAAGGCAGACTTCCTTCAAAGGGCTTTGGGCTACTCCATGCTGGGTATGAGCAATGAGGAGTGTATGTTCATTCTTCATGGTAAGACCACTCGTAACGGTAAGTCTACTCTGCTCAACACCATCGAGACTATGCTCGGTGACTATGCCAAGGTTGCCCCGGTCGGTATGATTTGCCGTGGAGACCGTCAGAAGGACGCAGAAGCCGCCAGTCCTACCCTTGCCGGGTTGAAGGGCAAGAGGTTCGTCACAATGTCCGAGAGCAACGAATACGGCAAGCTGGACGAGGAGAAAATCAAACAGCTTACAGGCGGCGAGGAAATCTCCGCTCGTGCGCTGTACCAGTCGGCTATTACCTTCAAGCCGCAGTTCACCTTATGGCTTTCTTGTAATGACCTTCCGATGGTGACTGACAAGTCTCTGTTCGCTTCCGAGCGTATCAAGGTGGTAGAGTTCAACCGCCATTTCTCCCCGGAGGAACAGGACACTCACCTCAAGGACGAGCTGTGCGAACAGTCCAGCATGAGCGGCATTTTCATGTGGCTGGTGCGTGGGTATATCCACTACAAGGAGCGTGGACTTGCAATGAGCGGCAGTCTGAAATCGGTTGTCACCAAGTACGAGCGTGATAATGACCTCGTGTTGCAGTTCCTCGAGAACCGCTGTGAGCGTGTCCCGGAGGAAAGCTCTCCAACCGTTATCAAGGCGAAAGACCTGTACAGCGCTTTCAAGATTTGGGCGAAGTCCGAGGGTGCTTATATTCTGTCGGCTCGTAAGTTCAATTCTGAAATGGAGCGTCACCCGGAGTGGTTCGACAGGAAATCGACCTCGAGCGGCTATGCAACCTATTGTGGTTTGAAATTGAAGGAGGTGCTGTAATGAGTAAATATCTCGAAACCCTTCCACAGTATCACTTTGACAGGGACGATTTCTGCAAAGTGTTCAGAGAAGTTTTCACCGATGATGAAATCATAGACATTGATATGATGTGCGGTTATCCACAGAACACCGACAACTTCCTTCTCTATCGTTGGGAGGACGAGTTCTATATCATTCATCGTGACAGCGGCACGATTATCAACTGGTATAAGCATTTGGGAAGAACCAACACCTGTAACAAGGAAGCGTTCACCCTTGCTGATTTGAAGGAGCTTCTGCTTCTTCTCAAGGAGGACTTGAAGGAGGTTGAGGTATGAAGCAATGGGAATATGAAGCTCTCACCAAGAAATCCGAAAACAACCCCTATGGACGTACCGGGAACTTCAAGCGTGAGGACGGTTATAAAGAAGGGATTCTTGCCGCAAAGAGTATTCTTCACAGCTTTTATCAGCGGCAGTCTCAAGGTAAGGAGGAATCACAATGCAGTTAGCAGAAAAACAGGAGTTGGTACGGCTCTTGAACCTGTACCAAGCTGACCTTCTTATGGACAACGACCACAATATCCGGGAAGCCGCAAAACACTCGGGTAAGAAATGGGAAGGTAACTATAAAACTGGTGTGAAAGCCCAGTATGAACACGCTCGGGTCATTGCCGCAAAACTGTCGGTGGAAATCGGCAAGTCGGTAAAATCCTACTACGAGCTGTAAAGGAGGACACTGTTATGGATATGGTTTGTAAATGCGGCGGCAAGGAGTTCTTCACAGAGGAACACGGCAATCAGACTGGGCTTTACTGCTCCGCTTGCGGTAAGTGGCAGAAATGGCTCAAGAAGGACGAGATTCGACTTTTCAATCACGGTATGATTCCTTCTCACGATGTTGCTATGCAGATTGAAGGGTTTCAGAACGCTTCTCTGCTGGAACGGCTCAAGGCTCGTATTGCCGAGAGCGCAATCAAAGTATCTACTGTCAAAGCTCCGCACACCTACATGAAAGCTGTCGGCACGAGGGAGCTTGAGAAAATTCTCGAGGAGGAGTTGGGAAATGAAGACACGAAATGACATACTTGCTGAATACGTCCGCAGTCATTACCCCGAGATTGAGAAGACCTTCGACTTTGCCGCCTACTCTGCTGGTGTAGCTCTTAAAGAGTTCGGCAGATGTATCAAAGAAGCGTTCGGAGGTACTGGTAAGGAGGTAGACGATGTTTGCGATTCAGAACATTAAGACCGGGAAGTTTTTGTATGGCACAGACTACCGATACCGCCCTCCTCACCAGCGTACCAGCAACACGAAAATGCTCACTTACAGCTCTATCGCAGAAGCCGCACACGACTTTTGGGTTAAGAGGAAGTGCGGCAAAGATTACAGAATCGTTGTGCTGAAATCGGTGGAGGTTAAGCGAGTGATTGACTACTACGAGAGCAAAAACTTCATTTAACACAAAGCGGATAAGTATTTATCAAAAACGACATTTACCAAACTATCTGAAAAGGATTGAAAAACAATCTTTTCATAAGAACGAGTTATTCTTATTATTACAGTAGTTAAAGTAGCTGTTCTCAAGGTATTGCGTGTAACTTCCTCTATATAGAAAAATCCCTATATATAGAAGTTATACGCAAAAACCGATTTTCAACTACTTCTACTACTGCAATAAGAATAAGAAGAAAGGAGACCGAAATGGATATAGATAAACTGTTAGCAGACAGTTCCGAGGAGACTGTTGCGACTAAGGAGACTGTTTCCAGCGAGGAGAATGTCGGAACGAAAGCCGTTGCGACTACTGGAAAGAAAGAGACAAAGCCTAAAAAGAAAGGTAAACCGAGGGGTGGCAACTCCCCTGTGATTGGTACGAATGGGTTCAACCTTGACGCTGGGGACAATGCGAAGTTCTTGAGCGTCAACATGGCACTGTTCAATATGCCAAACATTGATATGGAAAGTGAATCGGAGGTTCAGCAACGACTTTCCGACTATTTTGCGTTGTATGCGAACGCTGATATGAAACCGACTGTTGCTGGTATGGCTATAGCATTGAATGGCATGAGCAGACAGACGTTGTGGGCTATTACTCATAATGCTCCTGTTGGTGGGAATGGGTATAAGACAGCGTTGCCGCCGGGTGTTGCCGACCTCATTAAAAAGGCATACTTTTTGCTCGAAAATTTGTGGGAATCCTACATGAACTCCGGCAAGGTCAACCCGGTAGCTGGTATTTTCCTCGGCAAGAACAACTATGGCTACCAAGACAAGACCGAGTACGTTCTTACACCGAACCAGCAAAACGACAACGACTATTCCGCTGATGAAATCAGAGAACGCTACATTGCAAGCGACCAGCAGAAGCGACTTTCAGCAAGCAACTCTGACGAGGACACGAGCGACTAAGCGACTTTCGCCCACGCTCCGACTTTCCGACTTTCCGACTATCGACTTTCGACTATCGACTATGAAACTGCTCCGGGATTTCCCGGGGCTTTTTCTATGCAAAAATTCACGGAAATTTTCAGAAAATCAGCCGGACACGGCACTCACCTCTTTATCGTTTTAATGCAATAAAGCAAATCAGCACCCCGGGCGGCTGTTTCGGGTTTCTTCCTATATAGTGCAAAATTTAATCTTCACAGGATAATTTTTTATCCGAAAAGTATTGACATTCAATCTTATTTGTGTTAATGTCTAATCAGATTCAGATAAGAAACAACACAAATCGGATAATATAGGAGGGTTCACAATGAAACAGAGATTCACCAGCAAGCAAACCAGCATAAACAGCACGAAAGCCCCGGCGGTTTACAGTATGAAAAGAGCCGTTGACATTATGACCGGGAAAACGGTTGTTGACATCGGCGGCGGTCGGTTCGATACAGCCGCAGAAGCCGCCCGGGTTTACGGTGCGGCGGTCTCCATTTATGACCCATTCAATAGAACGCCGGAACATAACGCCGCAGTTCTCGCCGGGTCGTATGATGTGGCGGTGATTTCAAACGTGCTTAATGTTATCGACAGCGAAGCCGCCCGGGGTGATGTGGTACGGCTCGCCGCCACGAAAGCCGCCGCCCTTCTGATTACAGTATATGAGGGAGACGGAAGCGGCACAGGCAGACAGACAGCCGCCGACAGTTGGCAAGAAAACAGGCGCACCGCTGATTATATGGACGAAATCGCCGCCGCTCTCCCGGGTTGGAATGTTGCCCGGTTTGGTCGTTTGATTCAAGCAACACAGAAAAGATAAATTTTTATCTGAAAAGTATTGACAAATAATCTCGTGTGTGTTATCTTATAATCACAGCAAGACAAGAAACAATCTTCACAGGATAAATTATAGGAGGTATTCAATTATGGCATACGATTACAGAGAAGCAGTTAAGGACGATGTATTAGAATACATCAACAATGAAATCAATTTCGAGGATTTCGACACCCTCGAGGAGTTGGAGGAGCATTTGAACGAGGTTCTTTTCACAGAGGATAGTGTGACCGGGAACGCTTCCGGCTCGTACACGTTCAACACCTACGAAGCAGAAGAAAACATCTGTCACAACCTCGATTTACTCGGGGAAGCTCTCGAGGAGTTCGGAAGCGGTACGGATTACTTAATCACCCACGGAGCGGAAGCCGCAGACGTAACAATTCGTTGTTACCTGTTGGGCGAGTGTATCGCCGCCGCTCTCGAGGAAATCGAGGACGATTTCAACGAAGCCCACGAGGGAGAGGAGAGCGAGGAAGAATGAAAAAATACACGTTCACAGATGGCGGCTATACCTTCCAGCGGATAGACAAGAAAGTCGCCCGGCGAGCTTATAACAATGGTCTTCGGGTTATGCTTTGCCCGGTGAATCTTCGCCCGGGCTACCCTTACCACCCGGAAATCAGCATAAGCGGCAAAGCCGCCGCAACATTTGAAGAAGCGTTAAACGCTTTCGAGTTCTACAATCTCCGAGGGAAAGAAACCGGGCGTTATACGGCGTTTTATATCCCGATTCGAGAGGTTGACAGATTCACAGGGGAAGCACCCACAGCGGCAACGCTGGGAACGGTCACGCAGTACGATTATAGATATATAGGAGGTTGACAACATGAGCGCATTTGAAAAGCTGTGCAATGAGTACAGAGAAAACAAGAGATTGATAGAGGAGTTGGAAGCGATGAACGACAGCATAAAAACCGATATACTCGCAATCATGGGAGACCGGGAGACGGTCACAGAGGGAGCGAGCAAAGCGACATATAAGGCGGTTACTTCCTCCCGGTTCGATTCTTCCGGCTTCCGCAAAGTGTACCCGGATTTGTTCGCCGAGTACAGCACCCCGACAACGTACCGCCGTTTTACGGTTCAGTAAGGGGGTGAAAAAATGATTTTACTTTGCATTTTAATTTTTCCGTTCGTGGTCTTTGCGGACCTGTTAAAAATGAATAAATAAGGCGCAACGCTCCAAGCTTCGGCTAGGGGCGCTTTTTGTTGCCCTCTGTGCCGCCTGTGCGCCGCTGTGGGCGGCTTCTATCCGTGGGGCTACCCCATTACACCCCGGCGGCGTTCCGGCTCTCTGTGGGGCGGTCTGTGGGTCTCCGTTGGGGGCTACCCTGTGGGCGGCTACTTCGTCCGGGTTGCTGTAAAGTGTAATCTTGAATAGCCGCCCGGGTTCGGTGTCGGTGCTTCGGTTCGTGCTGTGTTGGTGCGGTTTGGGCTGGTGTGCGCTGTGGGGCGTTCTGTGGGCGTTTTAAGGGGCTTTTATTCGTGGGTGTATGTTTATATAGGTTCACCGTTTCCCGGGCTTGTGGCGGCGTTTTCGGGGCTTGTGAGTACACCCCCGGAGGGGGATTGGCAAGGGGCGAAACCGGGCGAGGGAGTACGCTGAATATTCTCAAAAAATAAAAAGACCCTATAAAAGATAATATCTTATCCTATCAGTGTTGACAATCTCCCTTTCTCGTGCTATACTCGTATCACAAACAACAAAACAGGGGGTCAAAACATGGTTAAGAATAACATTGAAGTTGATGTAAAGGTGAAGCTCCTCGAAGCTGGAAAGACACAACAGCAGTTGGGTGAAGAAATCGGCACTACTGGACAGTACATCAACCGAGTTCTCAAGAAGAATGGTGGAATCGTGAACGATACCTTCGTGAAAATGATGGACGCTCTCGGTTATAACATCGTTCTCACCTACGAAAAGAAGGATTGAAGTAGTTAAAGTAGTTGAAAACAGCATTTTGCGTGTAACTTCCTCTTAGTACACGCATATATAGCAAAAATTACCGCAATTTTTGATTTTCTACTACTTTTACTACTTGAGGAGGTGAATATCTCGTGAAAGCGATTGGTTATATCCGTGTATCTACGGAGGAACAGTCTGCGGACGATAAATACGGTATCGAGGTACAGAAACAGGCGATTTCAGATTACGCCAACAGGAATGATTTTGAAATCGTGTGCTGGCTGACCGATACAATCAGTGGTGCGAAGGACAACCGCCCGGAACTGGACAAGATTCTCTACAATGCAGACCAGCTCCCGGCACATGAAGCCGTGATTGTGTTCAAGAATGACCGTGTTGCTCGTGACACAAAATTGTATTTCTATTACTTCTACACGCTCGAGAAGCGGAATGTGAAACTGCTCTCTACCGAGGAGCATTTCTCGGAGGGTGACGATTTCGCCAACATCTACCGCTCTCTGCTGATGTTCGTTGCGGAACAGGAACGAAAGAACATTGCACTGCGTACCGGGCGTGGGCGGTCTCTCAAGGCTCAATGTGGTGGGTACTCCGGCGGCAACAAGCCGTATGGTTATTACTGCGTAGACGGTATGCTCATGCAAAACCCGGAAGAACGCCCTATCGTGGAGACGATATTCCGAGAGCATGACGAGAACCACACCTCTTTGCTGGACATTTGCGAGATTCTGTATGATGGTGGGTATCGAACCCGAAAAGGCAAGAGGTTTCAGCCGTCCACCATTCGAGGAATCCTATCTAACCGCCCCTTCTATGAGGGCAAGTACAAATATGGAGACATGGGCTGGGTACAGGGCGTACACTCCCCGATTCTCCCATTGGAGGTGTAGAAATGAAGAAAATGCTATCTATCATGCTTGCCGGAGTGCTTATGCTGGCGGTCTCCGGGTGTGGAGCTGAACCACAACACAAGGTCTCGTATGTCAGCGGAGAAAAGCTCACTGTTCTCGAGCAGTACGATTGTGTGGCTGTTTATACGCAGTACACCAACGACAGCTCCGAAACTGCTGTCCCGGCTGATGAAGTGACCGTCAAGGCATTTCAGAACGGTGTCGAATTGTCACCACTTGTCCCGACAGGTGACAGAACCAACGGCTATGTGCAGTGCGATTCCAGCGTACAGAGCGGCACGACCGCCGATGTGGTGTGGCTGTTCGAGCTTGACGATGATTCTACTGTATCGGTGGAGCTGTCCGGCGGTGAGAAGGTTGAAATCCCATTGATGGAGGAATAAGCCTATGTGGGTGCTGGCAATATTGATATTTCCCTTTGCGGTACTCTATGAGATTGTGAAAATGAATGAGCAGTCTCACCACCGAGGGAAACGAAAACGAAGAAAAAGATTTTAATGACGAGGGTGCGTTATCGCACAGAGATTTAATTCTCTGAACGGTGACGCACCCTCTTTTTGTTTGGAGGTATTTATGAAAGAGTTACTTGAAAAAATTCTCGGGCAAATCAAAAAGACACCCTCCGGGGTAAGAGCCTATGAGGATTTGTACCATATCTGTCTCGAGACACAGAAGACAGACATTCCCCTATCCGTGGAGTATCTGAAAAAGCTGTCGGACATTATTGAGAATCGGATTCCGCAGTCTGAAACAGACAAGGAGCTTCGCTCCCTGTTCATGCTTCACAAGAAGGTTCTGCTTGCCGCCGCCCCATTCGATTTTGAAAGCTATCTACTCTATGTCGAATGGGAACGTAAGCCGGACAAGAAATTCTATGTCCCTCGCCGTGAGGTCATGCACCCTGTCGTACAGGCAATGCAAGATTTGATTGACGATAGGCTGGACTTACTGACAATTTCCATGCCGCCCGGTACTGGCAAGTCCACTCTCGGTATCTTCTTTCTGTCGTGGGTCATGGGGCGATTCCCGGATTCACAGTCCCTTGCGTCCGCTCACTCGGGTATGCTGACACGCTCCTTCTATGACGGTGTGTATCAGATTATCACTGACAGCGAGTATCTGTGGGCTGATGTATTCCCGGGAGTAAAGCTGGCGGCAACGAACTCCAAGGAAGAAGCCATTGACCTTCACAAGAAGCACCGATTCTCTACTCTGACCTGTCGAGCAATCAACGCTTCACTGACAGGTGCTACCCGATGTGACAAAATCCTCTACGCCGATGACTTGTGTTCCGGCATAGAGGAAGCTATGAGCAAGGAGCGATTGGATAAGCTGTGGAGTGCCTACACCAACGACCTTAAATCCCGAAAAAAGGAAGGTGCGAAGGAAATCCATATCGCTACCCGATGGTCTGTCCATGATGTTATTGGTCGATTGGAGAATCAGTACGGCGGTGATTCCCGAGCAAAGTTCATTGTCCTTCCGGCACTGGACGCAGACGGTGAAAGTAATTTCAATTACACCTACGGTGTCGGATTCAGCCGTAACTATTTCGAGGATATGAGAAATAACCTTGATGAAGCGTCTTTCAAGGCTCTGTTTATGAATCAACCCATCGAGCGTGAGGGTCTGCTCTACGATGTGGACGAACTGCGCCGCTACTTCGAACTTCCGGCAGAAGACCCGGACGCTATTATCGGTATCTGTGATACCAAGGACAAGGGTTCTGACTACGCTTTTCTTCCGGCGGCGTATGTGTACGGCAATGATTACTACATAGACGATTGTGTCTGTGATAATAGCTTGCCGAACATAGTTGACGCTCGATTGGTAGACATACTTCTTCGCTGTAAGGTCAAAATGTGTCGTTTCGAGAGCAATTCCGCTGGTGGTCGTGTTGCCGAGAAGGTACAGAACGAGGTCAAGAAGCGTGGTGGTATCACTCGCATTACGACCAAGTTCACTACTGCCAATAAGGAGACAAAAATCATCGTCAACAGTGCGTGGGTCAAGGAACACTGTCTGTTCAAAGACGATAGCCTGTATAAACGTCAGAGTGATTATGGTCGCATGATGGATATGCTCGGCTCTTACACTGTGGCTGGTAAAAACAAGCACGATGATGTTCCCGATGGTATGGCTATGCTGGCAGAGTTCGCACAAAGTCTGTCCGGCGCAAGGGTTGAGGTATTTCAGAGACCGTGGTAACACAGGTCGTATGAGTTATCCACACTTTCCACATAATTATCAACATATAGTGTGTTAGCGTATTGACTTCTACTATATCTTGTGGTATTATGATATGGTAAGAAGAACGAGTTTGAATGGGTGCATGATTGCACGAGGTAATTTAGACCTCAAGCAGTCATGCACCCATTTTTTGTATGCAGAAAGGAGGAAGGAACGTGGCACATCAAATTGACGAGAGCAAGCCGAAGTATCT